TGTAGTACTGGTTTGACCGGGCTGCAGCGAGACCGCTTGCTGGTGTAGCACCAACGAATGGGTTTGAAGCCATTCCGTAGCGAGTCTTGAATCCGATCTTTGGCTGGAATGTATCTTCTCCAACTGCACGAACCATTGTTAGTGGTACGTATGGGCAGTAGAAAATACCAGCATCGTATGGGTTGGTTCCCTTGTAGCCGACGTTGATGTAGTCTGTATCGGCGTATGGGTCAATGTAAACCCGTGTGCGACCGTTAAGTACACCAGCGAAGGTGTTACCTGTGTCGTCCACGTTGAGGTTTGCAGAGATTGCAGGAGCATAGTCAAGCATGCCTGTTGCTGACAAAGCTGATGCTACGTCAGATGAACAGATGATGAAGTTACCCTTACCGCGACGTGTTTCTTTAGCGATAACGTTAGCTTCACGCTCAAGCTGGACCAAAAGTCCTTTGAACTTCTCAGCAGACCAGCGGCCATCAGCGTCAGTTGACAAGTCAAAGATACCTTTTGTGGTAACGTTAGCTTGGCGTGCACCGATTTTAGCTTGTGAGTTGATTGTGCGAATTACTTCACGGTTGATTTCAGCCATGATCTCAGTTGACAGAATGTTAGCCAGTTCTGTTTCAGCATCCAAACCATGAATGGCTTTAAGATCCTGAGCAAGTTCCAGTGTGTATTCTGCTTTGAGAGCACGTGACTTAGCTGTCACTGTTGACTTCTCGATGGTGAAGCCCATCTCTGCAAAAGACTCAGTGGCATCGCCAAGAGCTTCAGCTTCTGCAGTTGTGTATGCATCACCGAGTGCTGGTACGTTAGAACCACCAGAGTCGACAAGTGTACCGTCGCCATCTGTGTCTGTTACACCGGATAGACCTGATGGTCCACCTGTGCCGTTACCGGCTGTTGTTGAATCACCTGAGTATCCGACAGGTGCTTCGCTGAATAGTGCTTCGTCGCCGCTTGATACGCCAGCTTTTGTTTTCTGGAAGGTTGACTTCATTGCGAAGATCAGACCTGTTGGACCAGTCATTGGCTGAACACCACAGACGTCGTAAGCCATGAGGTTAGGCATTGCGCGACGTACGAGAGCAATCAGTACTGGATTCCAGTTAGCAACATTACCTGTTGCGTTTGCTGGAGCAGCTTCTGAAAGCATACCTTCTTCGCGAAGGGCCATTTCTTGGTTTTCTAGAACAGCAGCTGTTACTGCTTTCCGGTGTGCGTCTTTGATAGAACCAGCTGCTTCTTCATTCAGAACTGGTGCCCATTTTTCGACGAGCTTGTCGTATGAGATTACGTTTTGCATCTTTAAGGACTCCCTATTATTTAGATGTCTTTTTAATGGCATTGAGGTACTGCGCCATAGAATCTGTAGAATCAACCTCGAAGGCGTCATCTGACTCATCTACAACTTCTTCAGCAATTTTCGCAGCCTTGTTAAAGTAAGACTCTTTTACAGTTGCAACTTTTGATGCGAATGTTTCGTCATCATCAAAATCTACGTCTGCTACAAGAGACTTAAGTTTTTCAACTTGAGTTTCTGCAAGGTCACCTGAAGCTTCACGAATGATGCTTTCACGCTTATAGCCTTCCAGTTCCTCTGCCATTGCGATGGCGTTGCCAGTCTGATCGTTGAGTTTCTCTTCGAGTTCGTCAACTTCAGAAGCAAGTTCGTCAACTAGGTCGACTTTAGACTCAGGCACTTCGATGTAAGACTCGGTGAACAAATCTTTCAGATTGTTCATAAAGTTCTCAGAGATCTCTGTACGCAGACCTGATTGGACTGCTACCTTATTGTCTTCCATCCACTGGTCAACTACGTAGTTAAGGTATGAATCAACCTTCTCTACGAGATCAGCTTTGGTTGTCTCGATTTCTTCGGACAATTCTTCATTGTACTTTTCTTCGAGACGATCAATTTCTTCAGACAGCTTAGATTTGATAGCTGCTTCAAAAATTGTTTCGGCCTTAGCTTTAAATTCTTCGGACAGTGTAGCCTCTTCGTTTACAAGAGCATTCAAGTCTTCTGAAAAATCTACCTGATAGTCAATGTCTTGCTTTTCAGCAATAACATCACCATCTTGATCTTCCAAAGATTCTTCTTGCATCTTAGAATAAGCAGCCTGAAGATCATGCTTTTTCATAGCATTCATCTTAGTATACATGGCGTTGATCATACCAGCTTTAGTCTTTGGCATTGGATCTTGCTTGGTGTTATCACCTTTACGTGTCGGTGCTTTACCGGTAGCTTCACCTGCTTTATCTACAGAAGCGACAGACTGTGCCTCAGCATTTTTAGGATCATGAGCTTCTTCCACAACTTCGTCCGTTACTTCGTCGTGGAGTTCAACTTCCTGATCTTCTTCGATGTTATTAATATCAGTCATTTAATTGACTCCCTATTATTTAGATTTGAGTAACGAGAGGAAATTCTTAAACTCACGAACCTCAGTCTCATAGAGATTAGTTCGAGGAGCTTTCTTAATTTCGGTCTCCATTTTTTCAATAGCTTGTGCTTCAATAATGCCGTTGTTCCATACCCACTCAACACCTTCCATAATCCCATTAACAAATGCTCCAGGTGCGGAGGGATCCTGAACAATATCTACTGCATTGAGTAGAAAATCGCCCTTGACGATCATTGCGCCATTTTGTTGCATCAAACTTCCCATACCACGAGTCGAAACGCCTAGTCCTACGCCACCTTCGAGAAGACCTTCAACGATCTTACCCATAGGAGTATCAAGGATTGTGGCTTTCCCCATAACATTGTTTCCTTCAAATTTGAGGGATTCAAT